CTAGACAATATTTTTACCCAATCGGCTACCTCTACACGCTACGGTCCCATCTTACCCACAACAGTCAATTAGACTGCCCAGGAGCAAGCCGCGCGTTTACATCTCACCGTGGGATAGCATAATAGTGCATGCGAGCACGCTGGTTACGATCCAGTCAACGACACAATCTCGGAACCATTTATACTCAGCCGAGAAAAGAGTAGTTGGACAAATCGATTAAATACCAGGGAAATGCACGACCTTCTCACATTTAGTTACGTTTGAAGACCAAAGGCCAAGCCCTGTAAGACCAACAACAGTCACAACGGCAGGTGCAGAAACTACACCAGGAGCAGTGGAATAGCCGACATTGGTGACAGTAACCTGAAAGGACATCAAACCATTCGTGCCATCACCTACCTTAAATGTAGGAGAACCACCATAAGAATCACTAATATTACCAGACAATGATACATCAAGCGCCTCGGAAGCACCGGTAGTTTCGGCAACAAAGGTGACATTGTAAGTACCAGTACCAGTAAATAAATGCGAAACAGAATTGGCAGTTACGGTACTAATAACCACTGGATCTTCCACCGAGAAATTGGAGGTTATCGATGTGGCATTACCATTAGCACGAAACAACTGGATTGAGGAAGGTTGTGGATCCTTAAGGGTAACGTCATACAGCACATAAAGTTCACCAACAGGAGCAGCAGCAGCCCCAGACCAAGTTGCCCAGAACACCTGCCCTTGGGCAGATGTAGAGTAACTAGCTGAATTAGTTATAGAATTAGTCTGAAACCACGGCTGGTTGGTAGGCAACGCGCACTCCAATGAACTAACCCCCCAAGCACTCGAATCGGACGAGCAATAATAAGACGAAAGGCCCTGACGGTCATAAGCAATAGCATCAGACGCATCAGGGTCAAATCCAAGCATAACTCGTCCAGTAGTGGTTGTAGAACACAACGGCACATAAACCAACTTCAGTCGATTGAACTTGAAGTAGTCATAACTTGACGCAATCGTGGCCAACCAAGGAAACAAAGTGGGATTAGCAGGGGAGACAGTGTAAACACTCCTTCCCCCAGAAGTGGTAGGATTGGTAGCAATACCAGGCACCATCGTCACCTCAGATATAAGCTCTTTGTGCATTATTCGGATATTTCCTTTTGAAGAGAGAATCCGCGGTTTAGTTCGGCTAACAGGTATGGTTTGAGATACACCAGCAACAGAGCCAGCTGCAATCTGCGGGTGATCTGTAGCACCAAACGTTGACAACATACTGTCAAAGTAATCTACAGCAGCACCCGCAGCATTCAAATAGGGCACAACGGCCCCAGAATAGGGGTTCCCAAGAACCATTCCACCCATAGCCTTGTCCAACTTATTAACATCACGGGCTAACTTTCTCTTCACGTTGCGAGCAGTACGAACAGCATTACTCAATTTCTTTACAGCCATAATCGAAGTTTGTATGGGATCCGGCAACAAACCGGACTGTTCATCACTATCCACTGACGCTGCACCGTGCAGTCTCTTAGCCATTGTATTGGCCCATCAAATTGGTATTGGTGCATTAAGATAGTGACCCCATCTGTCCAACAGATAAAGGGTGGATTTAACGTGGTAACCTTCTTCCACGAAACACAATTACAAATTGGTTTCCTGGTCAAAGATTGGCCTGCAAAACCAATCTTGACCAAACTCTCCAATGGTACAAGATGAATAATACTTCTCAAGCTCTATTTGCTCATCAGGTGTAACCCCAAAAGCATCATAGAAAGAAGAGCGAGCTTCGGGAGTGACAGGCATAGACTTGTACCCCCCAGACAGCGCTTGCTCTCGCATAAACCACGGCATAATCTCATTATAATCCGTAGCTGTGCGTAAACCAATAGAAGTGTCTTTCGAGCGATAGCTTGTAATACCATTCCTGACATACATCTGGTAGAACGCCTGAAAAATGGGCATACCTCCTGCGATCGAGAGGCCGCCAGTACCCACCGCGTTCAACCACAATCGGAAGAAATTATCACTGACATCTGACTTAAGCAAAACAGCGTCTTTGGCTATTGCGGTCCGAGGATTCCTGCACATACGCCAACTGGTTCCATCATACACGGGCTTACATTGGCAAAACTCGAGCTCAGCGAAATCATACACTGGTTTTTCGATAGCCATATTAAACCCCATACCTAGGAACCAGTCAAAGCAGTCAGCAGAAAACCGTTCCAAATCCCGCCTTTCCATGAAGACAACACAGTCGTCACCATTGTTGGCCAACTGTCCATTTATACCCTTCTCTTTAAGATAGGCATGTATCATGGAACACATCAGCACACAATTACCAAGTGAGGTATTCATATCACCACTCATTCGAGTACCCTCAACTTCGTAAGACAACTTGCCATCCTCAGCATAGCCAACGCAAGAATTAACCTCTTGCAACTTGAGCCAGCGTGACAAAGTATCACGATCCTTCTTCCTTTTGAAACAATCAAGATAGACGGAATGTTCCCATTTCAACGCGTCAATAGAAACATGCTGATCAAACCTTGAAGCGTCTAAGCCGACGGCAACAGGATCTGAAAACATGTCCCATTTTTCACGAAGGCACTTAGCAACACCAGTAACATCCATACCTTTCATAACTGTTCGATGCCCGAACAACCTACCCAAAGTCTTAAACATGCGCTCCTCTAGAGGTTTAAGGAATCGTCCAACCCTCAAATTATACTTCGGGTCACGCGGGGATATAACACGTGGAACGGGATCTGATTTGGTTGTTCTGTCAGTCTTCTCAAACTTAATAAAGACCTTAACCTGGGCATCCTCTTCAGGCTTGCTACCGCCAAGTCGCATTTCCTGAAGAGCCCTCTCGTAAACTCCCTTCTTGCGGCCCTTATATGAATCAACAAAATGTTGATATGATACCGGGGCGGTCGAGGGAAGGTAAGTCCTCAAGAGGTTGAGCGTAGGCTCCAGCCTACGCGCAAACACACCAGGAGCAGGCCTAGGAGGGGGAACCAATTCACCAGATCCATCCAAGGATTTGACAAGAAAGACCCTCTCCTTAACTGCCCGTTCGAGAGTAGAGAGCTTGTGGTTAAATGGAACAATGCTGATGTCTGGAGCAACACCAGCAACACGAACAAAACTACGCTTCTTTGACACACCCAATTGTCGTACTACATGCAAACCAGGCACTGTGGTGGCACGACTAACACCACAGCCACGCCCGATGCCGACAACTGGGCACCCCTATTCAGACGCCCTCCTCCTTACGGAGAAGATGCGCCCAAAAGAGGTGGTGACTCCAGACATCATGTTCTTAGGTGCTGAGTCACTCATGATGACCCGAGTATTGTTATAGACCATGGTAGGAATAAAAGATAAGAAAAGTGCACGGTCGACAGCGAGCAGCTTATCACTGGTACGCATATCACGGTACTGTTCACCTTCCAAATACTTAACCAACCATTTCCTAGTAACCATCTCATTCGCAGGGGTCAAATCACGCTTGCCAAATTTCAAGTAGGCCTGTTTAGCCAAAGCAGTGGCGAATTTTGTACGACATCGTTTGGCGATTCGCTTAGTCACTTTAACGTTATTGAAAACGACCTCCTCACGAACAGGAGGCTGATAGACTGAGCAGTCTTGGTCATCCACCACCACATAATCCCTGGTGATCTCATCGATTTTAGAGACCACTTTGCGGTGGACGACTTCATGTCGCTCTAGATAAACGCCAGGTTCGTTATGCTCCTTTTCGAGTACAGCAAGCAGCCCAGTGGCCGCCTGGTGTACATCGCTACCATGGACAAGGCGATCGAAACCGTAACTGACCCATTTCATTCCCCATTTAGTCAGTTCGACCACATCCGTCTCAATGCCAATTCCAGCCATGGCAAGTAAAAC